TCTTTTTTTTTATTAAAATGTTAAAGAAATGTTAAAATTTGTTAAAAGATAGTTTATAACTAAAAATGTTTTGTATATTAGCCACATAATTAAAAACAAAGACAAATGAAAGTTACAAAATTAACAAGCGGTTTATACGAAATCAATCATAAAGAAAAGCTATACAGAATTGAAAATATGAGAGATTATAATAAATATTGGGTAATTAGAGATAGTAATTCAATTTGGATAGATAGCCAGTCCACAAAGAAGGAATGTTTAGAATGGTTAAAATTATATAAGTAAAAACAATGGGAGGGTAAAACCTCCCTTTAAATAAGCGAACAAAAAAAATCGAGTACAGAATAATTGTTTAAAACAGAGATATTTTAAATAGCTTGAGCAAAAAGAGAAACTTTGCAAATGTTCGTAAACTAAACAAAAGACAAATGAAAGAACTAATTGAAACACTTGAACAAATTGACATAGATTTTTACAAAGGTATTTATACGGTAGGAGAACGATACGATTTAATTAAAGAAATTAACCAAGTATTAAAAAATCAAAAATTTATTTAAAATCAAAGACAAATGAAAACAATTAAAAGAATTATCAAAGAAAGAAATGAGAGTAAGAGCCTAAAACCTTATAAGGTTGTTAGATTATCAACTGGAGTTATCTGTGAACATTACAGTAATGGTAACGTAAAAGTATTATAGTTATGGGATTAGGATTACCAATAGTATTATTAATTATAGCAACAGTATGGGCGGTAGTTTTTATAAATAGAAATTTAGAAGAATAGAAATGAGAGATACAATACAACAGATAAAAGATTTAGCAAAGCTGACAGACAATGCTTATCTTCTTCATAAAATGAACTTATTAGAAGTAGAGATAGAAGCAGAGATATTAAAGGAGAAAATAAAAATGTTAAACGAAGAATTATGAACCAATTAGATTACGATTTAGAGAACTATTTAGAAGATAAAGAATACGAATGCACAGAATGTGGAACATCAATAGAAAGCGAAGGTGTTTGCAGTAGAGATTGCTTTAATGCATCAATGTTATAAAACAAATAAAATATGAGAACATACACAGAAAAACAATTAGAACAAATAAGTGGAGCAATAATAACTTGCTTTGTCAATTTACACTTTTTACAAGAAGCAGATTCCTCTGGATTATTTAGACAGAGAATAAAAAATAACGTTAGGAAAACAATGTCTGATTTAATTGACATTGAAAACAGTTACTTCTCAAAGATAGAGGAAGTAGATGAAAAAGAATTAGGAGATAAGTTAGTTGCAAATAAATTAGAGTTTATTGAATGGTTATTAAATAAATTTGATTTCAATGATTTTAGTAAACTACAAGAAGTTTGTATAGCTTATTCATTTAACACAAAAGAATTAACAGAAACATCAGATAGAATACTAAAAGAGAACGGAGCAAAAACAATAGAATAATATGAACGGATATAATAAAGAAATAGCAGATAAATTAGCAACGGATTTTGAAAAGATAACTGGAATGAGTTTAAACGATACTTCGAGAAGAACAAATTCAGTAATAATAAGATGTTTATTCTATAATGTATTACACAAGTTTAATTATATGAATGATAGATTAATTGCTGAATGGTTTGAAACAAGAGGTATTAAAAAGAATAGATCATCAATTTTTATAGCAATGTCAAATGTGGATATTTACTACAAAACCTATCCTTTGTTTAGAGATTGTTATGATATGTACTTCGATGATAAAATAAACGAACGTTTAAAGCATCAGAAATCTAAACAGAAGCGTTTAAACGAATACAAAGAACTTGTTAAGCAAATGCATCTAAAAGAAAAAAAAGACCCTTTAAGTATGCTTATTAAGGAATTACCGATTGATAAAAGACAAGAGATATATGAAGTAGTTAGTTTGAGAGTAAAGTCTTGGAGTTGGAAGAACAAAGATAAGTGCCAGATAATAGAAGGAGGATCATCATTAGAACACCTATGTTATTAAATATATGAAAACAGTAAATAGTTTAAGTGGAGGTAAAACCTCGAGTTATATAGCAGCTAATTACCCAGCTGATTACAATGTGTTTTCTTTGGTTAGAACAGATGATAAGAATTGTATGTTCCCAGATAAAAAGATAAGACAAGAAGTATCTGATAGATTAGGTACAGAGTTTATTGGTACTCTTGAAGAAGATATGATTATTTACACTATGTTAGATTTAGAGCAGTTTATCGGTTCTAAAATTGATTGGGTTACTGGAAAGACATTTGATGATGCTATCATAAAAACAAAGAAAGGAACTAAATACTTGCCTAATAAAATGGCAAGGTATTGTACAACTGAATTGAAAACAATGCCTATCTTATATTGGATGTATAAAGAAATAAAAGAACCAGTATTTATGAGGTTTGGATATAGAGCAAATGAAACAAGGAGAGCAGTAAAAATGATGAGTAAAACTGATGATGAGGGTTTCACTAAAGTTAAAGCTACATTTACAACTTTAAAAGATGGAAGAAATTCTTGGGGAGAATACAAGTATTGTAAACCACAATTTCCTTTAATAGCAGATAACATTTATAAAGATACAATAGAAGAGTTTTGGAAAGGTAAAGATGTTAGATTTGCTTATATGAATAATTGTGTTGGATGTTGGTGGAGAAGTCCGTTATTATTAAAAAAGATGAGCAATAAACATCCAAAAAAAATGAAATGGTTTTCTGACCAAGAAACAGACAAGAGTAAATGGAGAAGTGATATAATGTACAAAGATATTATAAAATGGAAAACACAAACTGATTTATTCGATGATGACTTTAACGAGTGCGATAGTGGGTACTGTGGACTTTAATTATTTAGAACTATTATAAATTAATAAAATAAATTTTAATATTTATGAAATTGTCAGAAAAAAAGCATTATATATATAATCAATTTTATATTTACTAATATTTCTTTATGTATGACTTCATACGCATACATTCAATTATTCATTAGAATATAAATTCAATTAAATATGTGGTTTTGGGGTAGCTATATCTCGTTGCCACTTATTTTTTTTGTGAATAACTTTCCGTTTATTTTTAGTATTAATAACTTATATTTATGTAAATATAATTATATGTTAGAAAAGGTATTTGAATCCCATAAAAAATGGATAAATACAACACTTAAATTTGGGTGTTCTAAAGACGAAGCAGAGGACATTGTAAGTAATATGTATCTTGTGATTGGAAAGATGCTTAAAAAGGGTTTAGATATATCCTATGGCGATGAGGTAAACTACTACTATATATATTTAACTCTTAAAACATCATTCTTGCAAATGTGTAATAAAAAGAAGAAACATAATAAAGTTCCTCTTGATTTAGTTTTAGAGATAGAATCTGGAGAGTATATTGATTTTGATTCAGCTGATCAAGTATTGCAAAAAGAATTAGATGAGTTGCATTGGTATGATAAAAGAGTATTTGATTTAATACAGAACGAATATTCAATAACAGAACTATCAAAGAAAACAAATATCACATACCATTCCCTATACAATACATATAGAAAAACAAAAGATAAATTAACAAAAAAGATTTTAGAATGAAGTTAGGAGATTTAATAGAACTGATTACAACATATACTGGAATCAAATGGATTGTTAAAAAAATATGGGGAGATAAATGTGGATGTGATGAAAGAAAAGATGATTTAAACGACATTGAACTTTGGTAAATTATGCACAGAAAAACACTAATACAAAAGATACAACAATTAATAGACAATCTACCAATAGGAAGCAAAAGAAAAGAAGCTAAAAGTGATTTACTACAATTAAAATTAAGTAAAACAGATTACCATTATATAATGTTAGCAGACAAATACAAAGAATTATAAAGATTATGTTAGAAGACAAAATTATCTGGAACGGAGTTAAAGAAAGAATGACTTCAACAATGAGTAATAAAGATTTTAAGATTATGTGTAATCTACATTCAAAGTATTTTAACCATAAGTATTCAGAACCTTGCACTTGTAATAAAAGAATGTTAAGAAGATGGATTGAAGAATTAAATGACAAACTGTTATAAAATTACTTGTTTTTATTATTATATAATTAGATCATTAATGATTTTATTTGATTATGGAAGATAGAAGAAAATACAACAAAGGAACAAAGGGAAATAAAGGTGGTAGACCAAGAGGTAGTGCATTAATGAAAGCTATTGATTTAAGTTGCGAGAAGTTTATTAAAGAAATATTAAGCAATGAAATGATTAAAAATAAAGCTATTAAAGAGCAGATTAAAAAAGAAAACATAAAAGACTTTCTTTATTTGATAAAGGTTGGTAAAGATTATAAAATAGGTATTACATCAAATATATCAAATAGATTTAAACAATATAGTAGTCATAGTGGTTATAATGCAGAGATTATTTACTTGACAAAAATAAGTAATCCTAATGAGTTAGAAAAACTATTAGTACATAGATATAATCACTTATGTACAAGGGGAGATTGGTTTACTTTTAAACAAGAAGATATACTTGACTTAATAACATATTCATCAAAATTTATATACAATGAAAGAAGATAAAAGAAGAAATAACGGAGGTAATAAAAATGCTGGTAGAAAAAGTAAATCAGAAGAAGTTAAAATGATTGAGAGATTAACTCCATTAGAACCAAAGGCATTTAAAGCACTTGAAAAAGGAGTTGAAGAAGGGGACTTTAAGTATGTGCAAATGTTCTACAACTATTATGCTGGTAAACCAAAAGAAACAAAAGACATCTCAATAACATCAGAACAACCTCTATTTAATTTAGATTAGTGTTTCAGACAACAACTGCAATAAGGAAATTATATGCTCTTAAAAAGCGTAAAAAGGTAATTCAAGGAGGAACATCAGCTGGTAAAACATTTGGTATTCTTCCTATACTTATTGATAGATGTATTAGAACACCACATTTAGAAACAAGTGTAGTATCTGAATCAATACCACATTTAAGAAGGGGTGCAATGAAAGACTTTCTTAAAATAATGATTGAAACAAATAGGTTCAGAGATAACCAATGGAATAGATCATCATTAAAATACACTTTTACAAATGGCTCTTA